GCGCTCGGCCTTGGTTAAGGTCTTCTTCGCGGCCTTCTTGGGCAGGTTAGCAGTAAACGGGTTGATCGGCTTCATTTGCGCCTCCTCACCATGCCGCCCTTTTTCTTGCTCAGCTTGACCCCCTCGACGTCGGAACCCTTGGGAGCTACCAGTAAGGATTCGTAAACGTCGTGAGGCATCTTGCTCGACTTCATGGACATGCGCCCAACGATGTCGCCGATCCCGAAGACATCGCCCTGGCTCTTCGGCCTAAGGGTCGGGTTGTCGCCCGTCATGGTATTGAACATTTCGGCAGGCGTGGCGTACTCAGTGGCCAGCCCGTACTTGTGTCCCATGCCCGATTGCTCGATGGCCACGAGGAAGTCTAGGTCCTTGAGGATTGGATCGCCTTCGGTCTCGTAAAGCTGCTTGCGAACGAGGTTTGACTTGGTGATCGAGCCCTTCTTGCGGTCGCCGATCGTCAGGTCCGTTTCCTTCTCGGCGCTCATCATGGGCCTGCCGGTATTCGGGTTGATCAGTACACCGACGTCCTGCATGACCTTCTTGTCCATGACCTCGCCGGTACGCGGGTTCACGAAGGCGCCCGAGTAAAAGTCCGAGCGCTTCATGTTGTTGACCTCGAGGACCTTCTCGACAAGCTTTTGCACGTTCGGGTTGTTCTTGGGATCAAGGAACCACCGGCTAGGCATCGGCAGGAGGTTGACGCGATCGGGCTGGGACAGCCTGCTTGCGATGTCCATAGTGGGATCGATGGCCGACGTGATGGTCTGCTTGGCAGGCTTAGCAAGGGCCTGGAGACCGCTTACTATGGCCTTGCCGCCTGCTTGCATCTTCTTGACCTTCCCGCCCTTCTTGTAGCCAGCCTTTTGAAGCTTGGTCAGCAACTCTTCGGATAGGAACTGGGAAGGCGCATAGCCTCGAGTCCAATCCATGTATCCAGGCTGACGACCCTTCTCGGTAAGGACCTTGTTGATGTAGTCCTCCATTAGCAGTTCTCGTGGCGCAGGCATGAAGCTGACGCCAAGATCCTCGCCTTTGAGGATGGTCGGGAAGGCCGGGTGAAGGTCGGGCCTGTCCATCATCTCGCCGCTAAGCTGGAAGAGGCGGTTGCCAAGCGAACCTGTCGGCACTTCCAAGAGCGCCGGATCTGTCGTGCGCTGAATGATCCGATCGTAATCGAAGATCTGACCTTTCTTACCGCCAACGCCGATACCTCCCATGACGTCAGCAGCGGCTGCGCGTTTATCGAAAGTGTCGACAAGCTTGCGGAACTTCCTGGGGTTCGTAATGTCGACGTCGGCCGGGAATAGGTTCTTGCCCTCCTTATCGACCACCGAGGCAAGTTTTGCGTTCAGGGTGTCTTTGAGTTCGGGCGTAAGCTTTTCTTGCTTAACGCCGCCCATAAACTCCTTGTAAAGGCGGTCAAATACCATTTGGTTCGACTTGTGCTGGGTCGGTGTTCCGAGCATGGTCGTCCAGATCGCTTGGCCTTCAGGCACGCGGCGATTGGACCCTATGATGGTCTGACCCACTCCAGGCGTCTTAACGCCCCAGGTCGCACCGGCATAACGCGGGTCGGTAAGCTGAATACCTGAGAATCCCGGACCGCCAAGAAATCCCTCTCCGACTTTAGTTCTATCGGCCTGGGTGATCATCAGTGTCTTGCCTTCGTGCTTACCCAAAGCTTCGGACGGTAGGATGAGACCAGTCTCGGTGATCTCCAGGATTCTCTTCTCGATGTCCTTGGGCATTTCCATGTTCAAGCCAGTCTTGCCCTGGAAGCTTTGACCAGGAAGGGCCTTAAAAGCCTTATCAGCGGCCTTCTTGGCTAAACCACCGCCTGCCATGCTTACGAGGCCGCCTCGAGCACCGCCCTGGTAATTGCCAGGATCGTCCGGTTTGGCTGTAGGTACGATCGGCGTCGTTGAGTCGACCGTGGTGGCTGTTGGGTCGGTAACCGCTGGGCTGGTAACCGTCGGACTGGTCGTCGTAGATCCCGCAGGCGGGACGTAGGTCGACAGCTTGGGTGCCAGGGCATTCAGGCGTGCGGTCTTGGCGGCTGCCAATTGATTCTGACGGGCAAGACGATCAGCGCCTTGATTGGCAAACTGAGCGGCTCGGTTTTGGGCCATCAGGTTCGAAGCTGCATCCCTTGCTACGGACTGCTGTCTCATTTGGCCCAGGCCTGTCGCCATGGGATTAAGACCTTTATAGGGAACTCCGCCAGCAGCCATGCCGGGAGCCGCTCTCCAGCCCTGACCTCCAGTTGCGTCGTCATTGCTCGAGCCGTCTACCAAACCGCCGCGTGCAAAGCCACGGCCGGACATGTCCTGGGCCACGCTCGGATCGTAGATTGCATAAGCCTTGCCCGTCGCGTTGGGCATTTGAGTCCCGGCAAAGCCAGCGTCGAGGATCTCCTGGCGGATCATATCCTTGCCGATCCCAGGCTTGACCATGGCCTGCCTGCGCAGCATGTCGTAGTAGTCAAGGCCTTCCATTTGGCCCTGGGGCGTGTCGTACATCTTGTCGAACATCAGCATCCGGTTGCGATCAACGTCGACAGGCGTGACGTTAGCTCCAGGCTGATTGCCGGTGAACTTGTTGGCGTACCGGGGAAGCTCTGCCGTGTAAAAGGCGCGACCCATCGAGGCATGGGGATCTGCCCTCATGATGTCAAACTTGCCCTCGATCGGGATACGCTGGCCAGAGTAGACGCGCATGAAGTCGGGCTCGGGCCCCTTGAGCACCTCGGCTACCGGCTTGGGCGCCTTGGGCATCATGGACTCGACCTTCTGCATGTTGTTTAGCCTGCCTGCCATCTTTTGCAGTGCAGCATTGGTCCCAGCCCCTCCGGCCATCGATGCAGGGACCGACCCGAAGGTCTGGCCCATCTGGGCCGTGTGAGCGCGGTCAGGCTGCGTTAAAGGGTTCGGGGTCATGCCTCGTAAGGCGTGGCTCATTTCTTCGCTTGTAGGCCCTTGTAGGCCCCTTGCAAGCATGGCTGGCATGAAGCCTGCCGTCTTGATGTTGCTCAGCGCCTGGGTAAGATCGCCTGCCGTACCTAAGCTTTCTGCTAAGGCGCCTCGTACCGCACCGCGGCCCATGTCGGCTAGGCCTTGCAGGGCCTGGGGGATGAACGTCGGATTCTTCTGGGCGCGTGGGTTTGGCATGGTGGTCCCTAAACCGCGTAAGGATTGACCCGCCGAGGCCGGTCCTCGGGGTATTGGTCGTCATTATCCGGCGGCGGAGGATCAATGACAAGCCATCCCATGTCTCGCAGCACGCGCAGGGCTTGGGACGTTGTATCCACGAGGTCGTCATGCCTGACCTCAGGGAAGGCGCAAAGCTGATTGACGAGGGGCTCAGCCCAAGATCGAGGGTGGCCTTCGTTCTTCGTGCTCTCCGGAATATACACCCGTCCGGCCTTGATCAGCGGGGCGATCAGGTTGACCCGTTGGACCTTGTCCGCTCCGCCGGGATTGTATGACCGACAGGGTATGTGGGCACGCCCCAGGTCCTGGAGGAGGGAGATGCCGGAGGACTTGTCTTCAACCAGAACCATGTCAGTCTTCTTGCCCTGTCCGAATTCATTGGGGTCGCCATAAACCGTGCCGAAGTCTTCAATTACCTTCTCCTTCAGGTCAGGATATTGCAAGCGCTCTTCCCAGCAATCGATCAGCATGGCGCAAAAGCCTTTGTCTTCGCTGGGCTTGAAGATCCCCCATACGCTACAGGCTGAGGGGTCGTTGATGGTCTTTTCGGTATAGGCGCCGTCGTAGGACTGGACCACGAACTCAAAGCGCGGGAAGGGCTTCTCCGAAGGCCATAGCTTGATCCAGGCGCGTTTGATGATCCCAGCCTCTTCAGGGTCGATGATCTCGGCGTGGATCTCCTGGCGGCCCAGGGAAGTGCCCTCGTACTGCAAGATCTGCTGCTTGAACGTCCCGGCAAGGTTGGCAAGGTTGTCGTAGGTCGAAGCCTGCGTGACGACGACGTCCTCGCCGTCTCGGTTCAGCAGGTCGATGATCAGCGGCTTGGGCTTGGGCGTGGTGGTTACGACGATCCGCGGCTTATCACCCAGGCGGACCGAGAACATGATCTGGTCCCAGGCTGCATCGAGGTATTCCCAGGCTGCCAACTCGTCGCACCAAGCATGGTGCCATTGCGGACCCCGGAAGCGCTCAGGTTCCGAGGCCGGTATGCCCTTGATCAGGGAGCCGTTCGTAAGAACGATCTCGTGCAGGCTCCTGGTGTACTTGACCCGGATCTCCTCCGGCATGCAGTTAAGCAGGCCTGACTCGCCTTCGATCATCGTGTCGCGGATGTCGGCCGAGGTCGGGCCCGAGATCAAGATGCGGATGTTGGGCGTCGTCCAGGCTGTATGCCAAACGTCCTCGGCGGCTGTCCTGGTCTTGCCTGCGCCCCTGCCTGCAAGTAAGAGCCATACCGTCCACCAATTGCCCTTGGGCGGGATCTGGTGCTTGTGCGCCCTCATGAGCCATTTCATCCGGGCTCTGAAGGCTGCCGCTGCTTCCGGGGGTAGCTTCTTCAGCGCCTCCTGGTGCAGGGCAAGCTTGGCTTCAATCCGCTTGCTTTGACTTGCTGTCAGCATTCTGGCGGATGCCGGTCAATTCATCGATCAGGGATTGTGCGACGTCCATCACCATGTCCACTTGTACGGGGCCTTCATCCTTGCCGGTGATCTCGTGCTTAGTCCGGTCGGTGTAGTCCTTGGGGAATCTTGCGGCCATCGAGCGGGACCAGAGCGAGGTGTTCAGGGTCACGCCATCCTTGGTCTGCTTCAAGTGATCCTGGGCTATGTCCTCCCACCATTGGAGGGCTAGTTCCTCTGCATACTCTATGGCGTTTAGAAATTCTTCGTGGACGGAGCACCAAGTCCACATAGTCTTCCTCGTCACCCCTATGGTCGCGGCGATCTGGGCCTTGCTCTTACCTTGGCGGCCCATCTCAATAACCAGTTCACAATATTTGGGATCGTAGTCGGTCGGTCTTCCTGCTGGCATTCTGATTTTCCTTCAAAAATCAAGCACTTACCTTTAGGATACACGAAAAAAACCCCCTGTGGAAGGGGGTAACGTCGTGAGGGGAAGGACCCACAACCAGGAGACACACAGAAAACGCCCCTATTGTACTCCCGCTTCGGGCTCCTTGTACATCCTCATCCTGATCAGGTCCGACACGCCGAACATGCCAACCGGCTCGGCCAGGGTTGCGCAGACTTCTCGCTCCTCGTCGAGTAGCTGCTGAACATAGGCGGTTAGCTTGTCGATGTTGAAGGCGTACTGCTTGCCCTTGATGGCCTTGCCTTTTAGGTCATCGATGATTTGGTTCCTCAGGTCTTGGTTCATGTTTGCTCCTTTATCCGTGGTGATCGCTCTTCGGTCCAGAACTCCTCCTCGCACTGCTTGCACTTGTGGCGGCGCTCTACGAAGTAGTAATGCCTTTCGGGGTTCCAGAATGTTCGGGTCTCGAGGATCTTGGTCTTGTACCCCTGACCCTTTGGGGTTCGGCAGTAGGGGCAGATCATGCTCACCCCTTCGGTGGTTCGTAGTTCATTGTCACCTCTGCGGGTTAAAGCCAAGCCGACGCATACCCAACTCGATGAGCATTGCGGCGTCCTCAAGGCGATTTTGACTGCTGCTCATGCCGGTCTGCCATTCGCCGCCTACGCGTTTGCCGACAATAGCCACCGTGACGACCTCCCCAGACTTTGCGTCTTCCAGCCACTGCTCCAGCATTTCTATGGCATCAGAGTTGTCAGGGGTTGTAGCCTTGATGAACGGTTTGATGTTGCCTGTCATATGTTTCCCCTTGCTCGTATGGCGGCTGCGATATTGCCGCACCTGAATTTTGCGTGACCGTATGGTTCGTCCTGCGCCTGCTCGTCTGCCACCTTCGCACACGCCTCACGCTCGGCAGCGGCAACAAGGGCAGCGAAGCGTGTTACAGAACCTAGTGGCTTTTCGTCAGATCCGTAAGCCAATCCAGCCTCCCGCGCCATGCGGATTATTTGTTCGCGGTCCATCAAAACACCCCGAACCAAATGCCCGTGCCGTGGACGCAGCCCACCGGGAATACGATCGCCCCAGCAATCAGCAGCAGCCACTTGGCGCCCTGGATTGAGACAATGACGTGCGTTAACCAAGCCAGGATTACCCAGGCTGAAAGTGCGAATCCGAGCATACCTTCCATTTATTTTCCCCTCGCGTTTTTAATACGTTCTTCAATCTGCCAGTCCAACTCTCTCAACAGGTCCTCGATCGTGTCGCCATGGCCGGTCGCATAGCCGCGGTCGATCATCCACTGGGCCACTTTCTGCCGGTTGATAATCATCGCAACCGCGGCCCAGGTCTGAGCGTCGTCCGCCTCAAGCTTGCCCATCAGACCCGTGCTTTCCAGGTACGACTTTGGCTTTTGGTGCATGTTATGGTCGCCGCTCACGCCTGACCCCTTGCTCGAATAGCTGTGGCCAAGTGATTACAAGTGTTCGCGTGTTCCATAACGATCCCGTCATGGTCGTCGACTTGCAGCGATATGCTGGTGAAATTTTCGACCGCAATATCACAAAGCCTCGCGCAGGCCTCGCGCTCCCTGGCCACCGCCTCAGCGATCAGGCCGTCGATCCTGGCCTGCTCTTTTTGCCATTCTTCCCGCCGCTTTCTTTCTCGGGCCGCTTTCCACGCCTCGTTGTCTTTGTGCCGCCTGCGTAGCTGGCTGACGTACTGCTGCTTATAGCCGGTCTTCTCGGCTATTTCCCTGGTCGTAAGACTCGGGTCCTTCACCATCTCGCGGACGGCGTTGTAAAGCTCGGTCGGGTCGTTCATATGCGCTCCTTGATCATTTTTTTAATCCGCTCGGCTTCCGTTTTCGGGATCTGTGCCGTGTCGATAATCCTGCATACCGAGTCCCTTTCCATGCTCAGCAGCAGGTTTGCAAACCGATCGAGGTCCTTCAGGTAGGCGATGTAAGCCACGTCCTCGATCGTGTCTTTAAGGCCTGCTTCCGAGGCTAGAAGGCGCAGTCTTTTATCGTCCATCGTCGATCTCCACGGTGATTTTGTACTTGCGGCCATTCTCACCCTGGACGCGGACGATCTTCTTAGAACTTAGGTATGCACCCTCCGGCGTAAGGTCCAACTCGATACCGGAAGGGTCCTTCATGAGCCCGTTTGGGTCCCTTTCCAGGGACTCCAGAACGAGCGCGGCAATGTAGTCGCAGTAGATCATCATGGCAGTCAGAACGAAAAGTCGTGGTACTTCTCGCGCTCACCGAGGCGAAGGCCGCAGCCTTCCGACTTAACGAGGCGATTGGTCTCGGGGTTCACGAAGTGCTGGACCCACTGGCCGCTCTTCATCTTGCGGAAGATCCGCTTGCAGTTGTTGGGGTTTTGGGTGTACTCGTACTGCTGCGACTCGCTCAACCCATTGCTGTCAATACGCTTGTAATCGTCGTCTTGCACGACGATGTAGCGCTTGGCCATGTTGACCTCGACAACCGTGCAGGGGTTGCGATCGGTCCACGAAAGCAAGGTTGCTGGCATACCAACGTAGGGCGCTGGCTCACCGACTGTCATGCGGCTGTAGAGGCTGTTTACAAGGCTTGCTGTTTGCATTTGGTTTCTCCTGTTTCTCACAGCGACTTGCTGTGGATAGGATTACAGCACAGTTTTTTATCCTCCTGGCTTATTTTCTTTATCCAGCCGACGAACGGTACGTTGCGCCCGAAGAGTGCCGACCATCAGCGCTGCCTTGGCCTGCAAGTCCTGCTCCGTAATCCCGTAATGCTTGGGGAATCCCTTGGTTCCCAGGCCGTGTACGCCCGTCTTTCCCCTATGGTGCTCCGGGCACAAAGGGATGGCCTCGAAGTGCGTAGCCTTCTTGCCCATGCCAACCCCCGATCGAGGGTGATGGATCTCGGCCGGGGTCCCTGGTGTACCCAGGTGAGCGCAAAGGATGCAGCCGATCTCCGATAGGTCGTTGAGCCACTGCTTCTCGTTGTTGGTCATCGAATAGCCCTGTGTACACGCTGATTGCGGCCGCTGTTGCCCTTCCTGCGATCTCCAGTGTCTTCAATCCAACCCTTGCGCATAAGCGGCGCTAAGCGCGGCGTAACGGTCGGAGCAGCATCAGCAGGGAAGTGCTTAAGGATCTGGTCCTTGATGCAGCCGTTTTGACCGTAAGACTGGATAACCTCGAGAACCTTCGCTTCCAAGGCAGTCGGATCAAAGGACTTGGCAGCGTCCTGGCTGGTGTCTGGATCGGTCGACCTCGCAAAGGCCAAGGAAGACACGCCGAAGAGGTCCTGCTGCTTACTGGCCACGCGCTTTTTGAGTGCCGCATTCCAGGCTGCCTGCCAGCAGTTCGCAAGCGTTTGGTCCTTGATGCCGGTGCTCTCGTACCATTCTCGATAGGCGTCACGCATTGCGGGTGTATTGGCCCAGGTTCTCATAACTATTCTCCAGTTTTTGTTTGACGTTCGGTGGAATCTTGGGCAACGGCGCCCAAGCGATAAATACTCGGCTCCAGGTTCCGATGCAGGCAACGCCCGCCGGGTTAAGCAGCAGCATCTTCGAGCCAAGCGGGGGCGGGTCTTCTTCCGGATCTCGCCATTCGCAAATGCCTGCTACATGCTTCATAGCATCGCCCAGGCAAGCACCGCATACACCAAGCCGAATAAAGCGCCGCCCAAAACGAGCGTTGTCGTGTCTGATTTCATGATCTTTCCTTGTTGAACGATGCCCCGCACTTGCCGCACCACCACCATGTCCAGCCCCATCCGTTGTCGTGGAACTTTCCCTGGGTATGTCCTTCCTTTTCGCAGTCCTCGACCAATTGCCTCCTTGCTGGGTTGTAGACCTTCCGGTCGTACTCGGCCATGACCTCTTTCATCTTTTCCTGTCGCGCCTTGTCGATCTCATACCTGCGCGTCCATATGTTCTTATCGCTCATTTAATTCTTTCGGTAGTAGTAGGCCCAGGCCCCGCGATCCAGGCGCCGTTTGAACAGCGAGGTCTTGCTGATCAGCCCCCTTCCCTCGAGCGCCCTTATCATCTTCAGGGCGTTTTGCGGAGTGCAATTGAACTCGTCGGCCAAGTCTTGCAGCGACTTCCAATCCTTAAGTGCCTCAAGGTATGCAAGCTGCGTTGGCGTTAACGGCCTTGGCGCTACACGCTTGATGATCAGCTTGCCAAACTGCTTAACCGACTCCTCAAATTCTGGACGACCCGAGATCATTACCCCAGCCTTCTTGGCAAGCGCAAGAACCTCATGGCTGTTCATGGTTCTTATCCTTCAGTTTGCCAATCTCAGCGGCGGCTCTGACGATGGCGCGGCGAGTTGCGGCTTTTGGGTCATCGCCCTTTATCTCCCCGACCTCAATCATTGACGGGATATGCTGGGCGCATACATTTGCATACGGCACCTTCTCATCGGCAAATGTCCAGCCGTGATGAACGCCGATGTCTAAATCGACCATCAAGCGAAAAGCATCTTTGTCGTCGCGGAATGGGCTCCATATGGACGCGCCGGACTCCTTTCCGACCCACAAAAGACAGTTCGTCTTCGGCCTATACATGGTTGGCTCAACATACCCCGCCGCTTTTGCGGCATACCTCACCAGTTCTTCGTCCGTCATCCATTGCGCTCCTTTAGCTTGCGTAGTAGCTCAACGCGTTCCAAATCCCACGCCTTTTGCTTTTGAGCCATAGTGCTGTTTGCCATGTGGTCGCATCGTTCAGCGTGAAGGAGTTGGGTTTCAATCATCTCGTCAATTAATTCAACCTCGCGCTCCGTCAGCCCAACCCATTCGCGCTTGGGTGA